GTCCAGCCGTCCACAAGCGCGCCCGGCCCGCGTGCGAGGATGCGATACTTGCGCTCGGTCTTCCATGTGAAGCCCTCTCGCCGATAACCGCTCTCGTCGAGCACAACGAGATCGAGATCGTTCACGCCTTCATTGAGCTTGCCCGCATCCCAGTTGATGATGCGGATGGGGTCGTAGAACGACAGATAGGGCATAACTTCCCCGACAGGCTGATCGCTCGGGACATCGACGAGAAGTCCGCAGCGCCCGAAGACAAGCTGAGAAACCGTGATGCGCCGCGCAAGCTGTTGCAGGCCTTCACCCTGAAGCGTGGCCTTCTGCATCATCGCTTCCATGCGCACAGGCAACGTGATTTCCATCGGGCGCGAGTGGATGATACCGACCATCGCCTTGACGGCGTCTTTGACAACGTCATGATAGACGGCGCGCGTGAGGTAGGCCTCATAGTCGCGCCAGCCGGGAGACGACGGGGTTGTCATCCCGTCTTGCACCATGCCCTCGGTCGCGGGCAGGTAGTCGAGCCGCTTCGACTTGACGGACCGCTCGCCGTCATAGGTGTCGGTCATTTGGATGTATTCGCCCAAACGGATCACGTAATCGGGATGTTTGTCGGGAAGCGCCATGATGTGTCCTTTCGGGGGGCTCGGGCTCTCTAGCACCGATTAACCCTGTTGTCAATTAGTGCTTGACTTATGCGCCCACGCGCCCGGAGCCCATGGTCCGGGGTTGGAAGCGCAGCATATACCGCGTCTCGTCGCCATTGTGGTCTTCTGCCTCATCGTCAACGTCGTCGATCTTCAATTCGTCGCGGGGCAACACGGGGACACAACGCAACCAATGGACACACTCTTTCGAAATGAACAATCCGGGAATTTCCCGGTAGCCGCCCTCGGGCCGTTTCGTTGCCTTCAAGCGCTTGCGAATTTGCTCCCATCCTTGTTCACGCGAGTTCGGACCTTTGTCCGCGCGCTCCCAAAAGACGCCGCGATGTTTCACGCCATTGATCATCACAGGCTTCTCGAAGTCATTCGCGATCGTAACTTCTGAGCCGTTCGTGTTGTCGTCGAAAATTTGCGTGTCCGCCGGTCCTCGGCTAACCCGGGTCCAAGAGCCATCTGCTGCTCGAAGGCCCCACGAGATTTCGCGTTCGATGATGCCCTTCGCGATGTCGGCGACGAGCATACGACTGCCTTCGTTCGGCTGTCCGCGCCAACCGTACCACTCCTTGAACCTGAAGAGGTCGCCGCGCACGGTCGCGCGCACGCGCCCATCCTTCAATGTCAAATCGGTGCCGTCGCTCACGGCGTACCAGCCGATGGAGAACGGCTTCGATGAACCGTGATCGTAGGCCCGATAAATTTTCCAGCCGACCGGGATTTCAAATGGCTCCATCACGATCGTCTCGCGGAACTCATACCAGATGTCATCGAACATGCCGCCCGCGACGATGTCCCACGATCCATCCATCCATGCCGCGAGTTCGGACGCATTACGCGCCGCCGCTTTAATCCTGCCCTTGTATCCGGGATCGGCATGCAGCAACAGAACGTTCTCGTCGAGATAGCCGTGGATGGCGCGGCGCGGCGGTTCGGCGTTGCCGTGCTCATCGACGCTATCGATGATAACCTGCCCGACAGTCGGCTTGCGACCGTTGATGATTTCGCCGTTGATCGGCAAACGCCAGCGCGACTTGACCCAGTTGTGGCCGACGCCGTAAGGGTTCGTCGTCGCGCGCACTTTACGCGGCATGCCTTTCATCGTCGATCGCGAGCACGAGAACATGACCTTGTAGCAGTCCGGGTTCGCCCACGTCGTCAACTCTTCCCAGCCAATCCATGGATAGGCGTGGCCGTGATAATCGCTGTATTGGCTCGGCGTGTTGAAATGCGAGAAATACAGGCGTTCGCCCGACTTCCATTCCCACATCGCTTTCACTTCGTTGTAGAACGCGTCCGGCCAGATGCGCTTGATCCACTTCTTCGACTTCTCGATCACGTCGCGCAACTGAGGATGCGTCTGTCGAAATAGGATGCCCTTCCACTCAGCGCCCCAGCCCTTGCCAACGTCTTGGCAGAAATCCATGATCAGCGCATCGGTTTTGCCCGGGCCGCGCGTTCCCTCGTAGAGAACCTCGATCGTCGGATCAGCGAGAAAGAACTCTTGCGAGCCGGGTTGCGGTGCCCACGCGACTTGCTGCTCGACACCTGCATCATTCAGAATGAACGGGACGAACTCCGCGCCGATGCGCTTGAACTTGTGGACACTAGGCCATCCCATCAGAGATTATCCTTGTCGTCATCTTCGAATGTGACGGCGGGGCGGCCCTCTTTGCGAAATTGCTCTTCGAGTTGATTGAGAGCTTCGGCGGTCTTCGCAACTGTGCCGACGACGAGCACGCCGCCGCGCACGCTGACATCAACTTGCTGGCGGTTGCCGTAGACATCGGCCTTGCGCGCCTTCAGAATGAACATCATCAGGTCAGGGTCTTGCTTCGTGACGCTCTCGGGAATTGGGTTGCCCAGCGCATCGAGCAGAAAACAGTCCGCGCCATTGGTCAGCGCCTTCGCATCCTTCGCAAGAACAGCCTTGACCTTTACGGGGTCAATCTTGTAGATGACGCGGCCTTGGAATGTCAGCGGCTCTTGCTGTCCCATCGCCTTGCGGAAAACTGCGGCTTCAAGATTGCCGACGCCGATGTGCTCTGCATCCTGCCATGCCACATGAAAACGAACCGGGTCTGTGCCATCGACGAGAGTGACATCGAAGCCATCTCCCGGTGCGCCGTCCATACTTTTGGCCAACCAATATTTGAGAGTGGAAACGGAAATGCCCGCGATGCGGCATGCGTCTGCGGCAACGGGCATGGTCGCGAATGCGGAGATCAGTCGGCGGAGACGTTCGGGAGAGTTGAGTTTGCCAACGCGAACCGAGAGGCGACGCGATTGGCGCTGCAATTCTCTGCCGGGTGTGGGCTTTTTCTTCTGGGCCGGAGCCGGAGCGGGAAGCTCGACAGCTACAGGATCAGGACCGAGCAAATCGGAAAGGTCGTCGTCATCAATGCCGCTCATGCGGACCTCCTAGCAGTGCATCGGCCCAGCCGATGGGACGAGCACATGCTCGTCTCGAATATACGCGTTTGCGTATCAGAAGCGAATATACGCTTGCGCGTATCAGCCCCGGAGCAACTCATTGATACGCGACACTCGCGCCCGACTGAGATTGTCGTTGGGGTGCACTTCCAAGTGCTTTTGTATACCTTCGAGTTGACGCTGAAGGCGCTTATGTAAACTCGAAGGGCCGCACGTGTTGTTCTTGACCTTAGCCATCAGAGCTTCTCGCCGACGCCCGGAGGCTTCAATAGGAGCGGGAGCGCTGCGGCGGGGAAGACGCCATAGGTGCCTGTCGCACAGCCCTTATTGAACGGAAAGAAGACGGCGATATTTTCCCGAACGATAATCACTGCATTGTCCGTCTCCGGAATGGCGACGCTCTTCTCGGTCAGGTTGCCATTGGCGTTGGCGACGAAAAGCTTGAGAGCATCACCGGTGATGCCGAACATCTGCTCGCCTTCGTTCATTTTGGTGAACTGCTCGACCGTGATGCACGCGACCTTCTCGGTCTTGGGCGGGGTCTTGGTCGAGTTCTTAGCGAGGACCGGGGAAGCAAAGAGGATGAGAAGCGCGACAAGGGGACTTGCGAGTTTCAACACTTTGGTACTCCTTTGAGGCCTAACTGTTGAAACCAGTTAGCCCCGATGAACATAGCTGGGGATGACTTCGTTGGCCTTCTTCGTGGGGCCGAGCATGTTCGGGTGCGTGGGCACACCCTGTTTCGGCGCGACCTTGCGGGTCTGCCAATCGTCGGTCGGGACCTTGCTCTGCGGCAGGAAACCGGAGGTCGTCTTTTTGCCGGGCAGATCGCTCGAAGCGCCGTCATAGCCGTTCTGGCCGTAGCCGTTATTGGCGGGGAGCTTCGAGCCGAGGATGTCCTGTTCACTCATGGTATTCTCGCAATTCTGCATCGGGGAAGAGGATGGGCATTGCAAAGATCAAGGCTCCAAAGCACGTCGCGATTGCGTGGAGCCAGATCATTACTTCAGCAACGAGGCTTCCGACAGGACAGCCTTCCCGCCGTAGCAGTTTGCTTCGCCGTGACCATCGGTCATGCCCCACTTCGCGGGGAACGTGGTCTGAACCTTCTTGCCGACCTTGGTCGGATCAAGCACGTTCGGGGAGCCTGCATCCGGGCCGCTGCCGGGATTGGCCGGGCCAGCGCCAGCGAACGAGTTCTGATCCTTCATGCCGCCCTTGACGGCGAACGAAGTCTGCGGGCGCTTGGCCGCGCCATCGCGCGCAACGTTCGTGGAAATGCGGTCACGCATTCCGGACTTGGTCGCAACGTTGCTTTTGCTCTGAACTGCCATGAGCGTGATCCCTTCACAAATTAAAAACTGTCCCGCAATCATACTCGGGGACAGCCCATCTCACAACTGGCATTTACGGGTGATGAGTTTTAGCGCAGATAGAGCGCCGATGCGCCTGTCGTTGGCGGGCCGCTCGCTCCCGGAGCCGAGCCCTCGCCGGGACCGCCCGGCATGTCCTTGATAACCGGGCGACCACTCTTCGGATGGCCCGCGCCAAGCGAACGAGCCACATCATCGTCGGTTACCTTGTCGCCGATCTTCCGTCCGGTGCTGCTCATTTGCCGCTCCCGCCTGTGTTGATTTCGCGCCCATGTTTCACATCCCAGATCGCGATCTGATTGTGCTTCTTGCCGGTGCTGATCGCGGCAGATCGGCCTTTGACATTGTGGGACACGTCGAGATAGGTCTTGGCGGTTGCCTTGTCGGTCCAGCCGCCGATGTGCGCGCCGGGCTGTTGCAGAACATCCGCGTGCTCTCGCGCGTATTGTGCGAGGAGCGCCGCGCCGCGCGGGCCTTTCAAATCGGCCTCGCTCACGATCTTGGTGTGACCGGGTATGGAAACCATGTAGCCTGAGGTTGGCATCTTGCCCGTCTTCGGCTTGACTGAGAAGCCGCCGGGGTTCTTGTTGACAGTGGTCAACACGTTCGGGTGCAATCGGACGCCGAGCTTCTCGATGCCTTGCGCGTGCGTGCCGCGTGCGTTGCTGCCGTGACCGAGAGCGTCTTTCATCGTCTCATCCTTTGCGCGGGCGCGCGTAGCGATTGAAAATTTGCATCACTTCTGCCGGGTACTCTTTGCCTGCCTTCGTTCCCGCATGAACTTCCGAGACGAACTCTTTCGGGTTCATCGCGGCGTATTTGGAAACGTGAGTGCGTGCGATGTTCTGTTCGTGGTGCCCGTTCATGAAATTGTCGGGCGCGTCATAGATGGCGTGTCCGATTTCGTGATGGATGACGTGCTCCGGGCTCGACGACGACAGGTTGTTCGCCTTCTGCATCGTGCCGACAGGGTCACGCCAATATTTGTGCGCGGCGTTAAAGTGGATGCCGCCTTGAAAGTAGTAGGCCGGGCCGGTGTTCTTCGGGTTGGAATAGACGGTGGTGTTGTGACCGAGAGCTTTCGCGATGCTCTGCGCCTGCTCAAGATTGACCTTCTTATTCTTGCCCCACGTGACGCCTATCGGGACCTTGCCGACCTTCTCGATACCCTGAGCATGCGCGCCGTGTGCGTTGCTACCATGTCCGAGAGCGTCTTTCATTTGCCATAGCCCTTCATCCATTGTGCGGCGAGCGTGCCGTCATTTGGACTGAGAAATTCCGTGTAGGGATTGTCGCCAACGGGCCGGTTGAGCCGACGCGCTTCGACGCCCTTGAAGTAAGCAATCTCGCCCGGCTTCATCGAAGGCGTGGGCGTGAAACTCGAATGCGGGACCAAGATTGATACGCCAACTTGGTGCGCGATGCGCGACCGACGCTGCACGTGCATCATCGTCCTCGAAGAAGACGATGAATTGCGTTGGCCTCTTTGCCGCCGATGCGGCGACCGGACCGGTTTGAACTGTTGATGGAGTTCTGCACTGCCTCGGCATTGTAGCCGTGGCGGCCCTCCATCGCGGGATGCACTGGAGCTTGCGTGGACTTCAAGCCACTCATCAGCGCCTGCGCTGCGTCGGCGTTCGAAGTCTGCTGCAATTGCTTGCCGCCCTGATTACGATAGCCGAGGACGCTTGATGCGTCGTTCAGTTGGTCGAGATACTTGCCCTCGGTATCCTGTCGTCGGCCCGAGGCCGGATCATACGCTGTCATGCCGCGCGTCGCCTTGGCAGCGTCGTGCGCATCTTTCATGATGTAGCGGAGTTCCGCATCGGATTTGAAATGATAGGCATGGCCCTTCAGCGGCATAGTTAGCCGCCCGCGCCCATTGCTGCCGTGTCCGCGTGCATCCTTCATCGGATTACTTCCTCTTGGTCTTGCCTTTGCCTGAGGCCGCTTCGATGAAACGCTGGCGATTGAATTGTGGATTGGTGAGCGAAAGATGAGTGGCATATGCCGAGACGCGCGCACTGTGCGCGGCGGGATCGGCGGTCTTGCCCTGAGCGGCGAGCGTGGCCGCGATTTCCTCGTAGTGCCGACGCTCCATCGTGGGCAGGCCATTGATGCCGCCGGAATGGAGGCCGTTATCGATCTTCTCCATCGCTGCCTGAGCTTTGCCTTGCGCGGCCTCGGCTAGTTTGCGGGTCGGAGCGGACATAGAGCCCGCGCTGCGGAATGCGCCGCGATGATAGACGGAGTTCGTGCCGCCGTTGGCATTGCTGCCGTGCCCCAATGCGTCTTTCATCAGCGTGGCCCCGTCAAAAGGTTCTTGATCCCCTGAAGCAATCCGCGAGCATGCCCCGGGCTTGATGTTCCGGCGAGGCGATTGCGCATCGCCGCAACGGTGCGGTCAGTGTCGTTGGTTGGTTGGCGCTTCAGGTTCTTGCTGTAGCTGCCGGAGATCGCGATGCCCGATCGGCCCACGAAACCGTGAGCATTGCTGCCGTGGCCCAATGGGTCTTTCATGTCACTTGCTCCCGGTGTTGTGATAGCTGCCCTCGTGCTTGCCGAGGACGACATCGGCCTTGTGCCGAATTTTCGCCGCCTGCTCTGGCGAGAGCTTACCCTTCGCGAGCATCTGAGTGGCGCGGGCCTTCGCGTTGCCAGCGTGCGCCTTGTCGGGGACCGGGTATTTCCCGGGCTGGCCCTTCTTCGGCGGAATGGCGAACGTGGATGATTTGAGGTTGTTGCGCTTCTTGGCGGTGAGCTTGGCCATGGTGTTGCTCCGGGCGATTTAAGATGCGACAATACCGCATCTCAAGGCCCGGAACAACTGGCATCTATGGCCTATCAGGCGCAGGGGTCAGGCAAGCCATCGTCGGCGGGGACCTCGACCGTTTCTTGCGCGATGGGCTCGACGATCGCGAGGTCTTTCAACGCTACCGGTGCGCGCTTCATCTTGGCCGTGGTGCATGCGATGCGGAGCGCCTCGATCGGGTCCTTGTCCTCGCCGAACGACACGCCATACTTGCTGCACATCGTGAACGATCCGCGCCACTTCTTGCCGTCGCTGCTAGGCGTGAGCGAGAGATGGCTTAGTTCGCCTCGGGCCGCGAGGTCTCTGATGATTGTCTCAAGCATGTGCTGATCCTTTGCTGCGTTCGATTTCCTTCCGACGTTTCACGTCGGCGGTGTAGCTGCTCATCCACTGCATCACAGTGGCGAGCATTTCGTCTTCCGTTAGTTCGGCGGTGTAGCTGATGCGGTTTTTCTGTCCCGCTGTCCACGGCTCGCCGACTTCGAGCTTGTAGGTCAGTTCGCGCACCACTGAATTGTAGCCGTTGCTCGCGTAGCTCGGGCCGTTCTCGATGCGCGACTTGCGTGCGCCGGACTTCGTTAGCCTCGCCATCAACGTTCTCCGAACAGGTCAAACAAGACCCATGCACGAAATTCGATGTTGAGAAAGCCGAGCGACAGAACGATCACGAGGCCTTCGAGGATCGACGCGAGCCCGATCGTGAACAGAAACAATTGATCGGACCACGATGAGTTGCGCGCCGGATGAGGGACAAAACTCTTACTAATTTTCATCGGACTTCTCCGCTGGCAAATCGTTGATGGATCGATAGAGCTTGCGCTCGGGCGGCAAGGGATTAGCCTTGCGGCTTTCATCCCATGCGCGCTTGCGTTCTTCCTGAGGGATGCGGAGAAACGCCGGGATGTCCTCAATAGACATTCTGCCATCCCTCCGCATACGCGTCTTGCACGTAGCTATCGAACAAGTTGTCAGCCGGGTTCGCGTCCAAAAAGTATTCGGACTTGTCCGGAGAGATGCGCGGCGTAGCGCTGCTCAAATCCCGGACACCCGGCAAGAACGTACCGACGCGGATCGTCTTCTCCCATCGCTGGATAGCGACAGCGCCAAATTCGGTCGTCCCGCGCTTCAGCCACAAAGCTCGGACGAAGTCGCCCGGATATTCGGGCTCCTTCCACAAACCTGCTCGGCCACTCGCTGCGTCGGCGGTCATGTCAATGGTTCTTTCCAAACTCGCAACCGGGCTTGGCATAGGTCAGCCGGGTCACTCCAAAATTATCGACGTTCGCCTTGGGCTGACAATAGTCAATCCAAGCCGCATCATTGATAGCTGCCTGCGCGCGATCCTCGGCGGACAGGGGCTCTTGAAATTCGATGATCCGCGCATTCGGCTGCCCCCGCAAAGGGGAGTGATACGTGATGTGCAGATCGCGAGCAATCGCCGGAGTGGCGATTGCAAATGCGGCGAGGGCCGCGATGATGGTGCGCTTCATCTTACTACAGTCCTTATCGCGTTGTCGTTGAAATCCTGCCTCAGGTTTTGAGCGACACGTTCGGCAGTTGCGCGGCGCTTGTAGGTTGCGACGGTCTCCCACACGTTGCCAACGCGAACGCCCGAAGGCAGCTTGGCAGTGATGGCGATCCGCTTCTGAACTTGATATCTCATGACGTGCTCCCGTTTCGATGTCCCTAATCTAGCACGCCCAGCGCCGAGGTCAAGGCAAACCGCTGGACATAGTTAACCGTTAACCATTGATGCGGGTTTGCCTTGACGCCCTGATCTGGGCCGCTATGTTGGATGCACGAACAACGGCTCGGAAGGCCTACACCAATGAACTAGTGAAACGCCGCAAGCGGGCTTGCTGCTCATGCAAGACGAAACCCGATAGGCGACCAAGATGAGCGCGGTGCAGAAAATTCCGGTCTGCACCGTTTGGCAAGGGGGACGCAGCCCATTCCTAAAGGCCCGGCGAGTTTTCTTTCTCTAACGGAGGCACAGCATATGCCGAAATTTTCTGCTACCAAGTTGACGGACCTCTTCACTCCCGCGCACAACGCGGGCCGCATTCTCCGCAACGTGCAATTCGTTGTGGCGTGCGAGGCGAGCGATGGCTCTTGGTGCGAGTTCGATGCTGATGACCTCATGCACGCTCGCGTTCTCGCGGATAACGCTGTTGACAAACTCAGCGCTCGCGGGTGCTCGATCTGGAGTGTTAATCGCATCACGGGCCGATATGCCCGTGGCCCTTCCCTCTACACCGTTTTTGCGGAGTAACAGAGCCATGTTCAAGGAACGCTACTATCTCGTTTCCGCGCCGCAGGGTCGCTTGCATGCGCGGGATGGATTGGACACAAGCTTTACCGGGAGCGTCGCCAATGTGACGGTCGCTTCCCCGGAACAGGCTGATCGATTTTGGGCCACGCGTTTGGAGTACCTGCGCGAAACCGAGGACGAAATGGCATGAGCAATTTTCACGCTGGCGACATCCTGCCGCTCGCCGAGCTTCGGCTCGGCGACGTGGTCGAGCTTTTCGACGGAGCCTATGGCACCGCGACGGTGAAGCAAATCACAGATGAGTTTGTGCTGTTCTTCCGGCCATATGCGGCGACGGCGGACTTCAGCACAACGAGCGGAGTGATCTGCTACACCGGGATCGAGGAGTGCAAATATTTTCTCTACAGCACGGCCCGGTTCAAAATTTACAGCCGGACGGACCTCCGGTGATGGGCTATCTCTGGGCGGCTGTTGAGCATCTGTGTCTGGCCGCCCTGATCGTTGGCGCATGCGCGCTCGTGTTTTGGTTAGCGGCTGATGAAATCGCAAGGATACTGACGTGATACATGAACAAGTTGCGCTGGAGATAGCGATCATTGAGCGCCAGTGCTTCGCGGCTGTCCGTGAGAAACTGGCCGCTCGACAACTGGGCGAGGCGTGGGTCGGGCTCGACGGAATGCTTCATGACGAGCGCCGGTCAGAGGCTCGCGATTGATCCTTTGCGCGATTTTTGCGCCACACTGCGAACTTATTCGCGGTAGGTCCCGGGCACGATCCAGTCGCATTGACTGGGCCAGTCGGTCAGTGGGGCATAGACCACGAAAGAGCCCTCCCAGTCGTGCACGCGCTCCCAGTAATACATCAGCGCACCTCGGTCCCGGGCACAGTCCACTCGCTATTGCCGAGGAAGACGTGCACGCCATCAGGGTCCGTATAGACCCGGGGCTTCTCAATGGGCCTCAGGATATCGCCCCGATTGCGGCTGCCGTGCGGGACGAACTGTTCCGCTCCGGGATACTGCTGGAGGATGCGCATCTTGAACTCCCGCCCGTATTCGTCGCGCTCGTTCCAAGCGCGGAGGCGCTGGGGGATTGAACAGGGCCAGTCGTGTCCCATGCCCATGATGACGCGGACCGCATCAGCGACGCCTATAGCCCGTTGGCGAGCCATTTCCAGAGCTTGAGATCGGGCAGCCATATCAGTTCTCCGGGTGTTCGTGGCCGGGGCCGAGATCGGCTAGGTGATCCTCGCGAGGCGCGAGGGTCACGTAGACCTTGCCGTCGTCCTCCTCGCGGGCATAGACGACTTTCAACTCGCCGCTGCCCACGCGCATGGCGACTTGCTCGGGCGAGAGCATCTTCACTTGACGGCTCCCCGCTTCGTGCTCGCGTATGGATAGACCTTGCCCTTGTTCTGGCCGGTGTACTGCCGACCGATGAAGACCGGCTTAGCCTTTGGCGCGGGAATTTGCTTCTCGCCTTCCTTGGACCGGATGCCGGCAATCCCGAGGCGCAGGCCCTGCTCGACCACGAACGGCGCGCTATGCTGGCCGTAGATGGTCTTGGGCGAGACGTTCTTTTTCGTGCGACGTGTCTTCGGCATTTTTGTGCTATCCTGTTTTGCAATCGCCTGTTCCGCAGACGACGCATTTGCCAGACTTTCCGGGAAGGCATGCATTGCCATTCCCGTCGTTTCGTTTCCGCGCGTTCGGGTTGAGCTTCAGCCCTCGCCCATCTCCGCACCGATCGTCATCGGCGGTGCTGTCTTCGACATCTCGGTCACGTAATCCGTCATCCATGGGCCGATGTCCTGTTGCAATCCCGCGAAGTGCTTCGCCTGCGCGACCGGGTCGTTCGGTGAAAACGATGTGCGGATCAGAAGATGCAGTCCGCGCAAAATTATCTGTTCAGCTTCGGTAGCCATTGTCAAGTCCCTTTCAGAGGTTGTCGTATTTGCCTTGATGGATTTCGGTGACGCGTCCGCCAGCGATATTGAACTTGCGCCCGATCTGATCGCGGCTCAGCGTGATGAAATTCGGGTTGGCGAGCGCGACCTTGACGCTGTCCCGGATTTCTTTCGTGACCTTGTTGCGACTGATCGGCGCTTGGCGCAGATACTTGTCGCGGGTCATCAGCGGGAGCGCCTGTCGAATTGCTTCGAGTGGATCGAGCGCGCCCTCTAATGCGGAGAGAAGGATCAGACGAGCTTTAGGAACTTCACTTGGCATAGATGCCTCCGTTGTTTGAGTGGATCAAGAGCCTGCATCGAATGTGGGCGAGCTATCTACGCTGACACTCGGCGAACTGTCAACGCTCGGTGACGGGTCTGGAGCCGAGTAGGTGTTCGGTGCGTCCGGCATATCCGGTGTATCCGCTGTCGGCGTCGGCGAGGTCGGTGCGAGCCAAGTCGGATCGGGATGTGTCTCGTAGCCGATGAGCGGGGGATTGATAGCGAGTTCCGTGACCTCCTTGGCAACGAGCGCCGTGCTCATCGTGTCATCTGCCGGGGTCCACGTCCCTGTCGCGCCCGCGCCGCCGAACTCGCCGCCGTGGCCGTTGTAAGGCTGCTCAGGATTGATCGTGATCCCGCCGTGCGGCATCTCGCTTCGTGACTGATGATCTAGCATGAAGCACTGATACAGGATGAAATAGGTCAGCCATTCGTTGGTCGTGTCGGGTTGGCGTCGCGGCTGATCCCATGCATGAGCGATGGCATTTTGGAAGCCGTCCCGGTTGAGCATCGGTCGCCCGGTGAGCTTGCGCTGCCGGTTGACGCTGGCGAGGACGCGCGGCGAAAACGAAACGTGATGGAGCACGGGACGCCGAGCAGCAACACGCTTCCCGAACTCGCGCGGCTTCGGATGAAACTTCGCTTCGACCGGCGGGTGCTCACGGACATTCGCAGCGGCGCGGCGGAACGGCTCGTCGAGATCGACGGCAGGCGAGACGGTGAGCGTCGCGTTCATGGTGAGTTGATCCATGCGGTCGAGCACGTCCTGAGACAGGCGCGGCGCTTGCAAGACGGTCAGAGGCTTGCGAAACACAAGGTAGGCGACGATCGCCGCCAGCACAGAGCCGACAGCGAGCAGGAACAGGGTCGAAGTGGAAAGAACGAGGTCCATAGGTTTTCCTTTACGGGAGGGGGATGGTTTGAAGCTTCTGCACGAATGCGCGACCGTAGTCGGTCAGGCGGTAGTCGCAATTCAGTGGGTCGCCGATGAAGGCGATGAACTTCAGCCGCTCAAGATCGATGAGCGCGCCGCCGAGCGCGACAAGGCTGAAGTGTCGATACGGCACGTTGTTCGTGTGCGCGGCGCGAAAGGTGAGCACGGACAGCATGAGCGGCGTCATACGATGAAGCTCCGGATCGCAAGCGCGGCGAGCGGGAATAGGGTCGCAAGCCATGTTCGGATTTGCGTTTCGTTCACAGTGTGACCTCGCGGTCGATCGAACAGAGCGGCGTAAACGATACCGCCTCATAGCGCGGGTGCCGATGTGCGAATGCTGCTTTGACCATCGCAATTGTCGGCGCGATGAAGTGCGTGATGCGTTGAACGCGGGTCTTGATCGTCGGCAGCGAATTGCTCCCCGCATCATCGCGGTGCGCGTAGTGATCGCACGCATACAGGATTTCCCAGACGATCCGGTCATCATTGCCGCTCACGTGGCGCGGCGAAAGGTCTTCAATCTCACTCATGTATCGGTTCCACTTCCAACCATGTGCCGGGTGCGAACACGTGCACGGCCTCGGGATATTGATTGCCACGCGCCGAGATGCGGAACGTAAGCACGCCGTCTTGAATGCGAAAATAATCGGCCTCGACGACGGTCGAGATCAGGCTTCGATCCTTACGGAGGATGTCGGCCAGCTTGACGGCGAACTTCTTCAGCGCCGCTTGCGGCGGTCGATCGCTGTCGCCGCGATTTGCGAACGCGCGCTGTCCCTGATCACTCATCGTGATGTCTCCAGATGTGGACGAGAATAATCACGGAGACCACGACAACGAGCGTCATGAAGCCGCCGATGATAAATTCGGTGTGGATAACGAGGGGCTCAGCGGCTTTCATTGCGAACCTTCTCCAGTGCCTCGCGGACAAGATGGCGGAGCACGAGCGCGTCCGGGCCGAGACGCCTGAACAGTGGCGTGCCATCCGACTTTCGACTGCGCTCGTGAAACTGAACGACAAGCTTCGTCGTCATCACGTCGAGATCGAGCGGCAGCGCGACTTCGCGGCCTTCGATTTCTGCATCAGTTGGGAACATCGTGCTCATGCTTTTGCTATTCCACGCGGTTAAAAACTTGTCAAGGAGCTTTCTTGGATATGTTTAACAAAAATTCTAGGTTCGCTTTCTTGTGTGCGGCCCAGCCCTCATCAAATCCTCGGGCGAGCAATGTGCGCTCGTGCTCCGAGAAGGCCGAGCCCAGCCGGGAAATCCACTCAGCGCAAGCGCCGTCGCGGGTCGCATACTGTTTTGATGCGGTTTCCTTATCGCTGAAGGGATTTGATGCGGTATGCTGATCACTATCCATCGACAGCTTCGCCGCTGCGCTTCTGAGGTTCAGCGGCGGAGGGTCGCGGAAATTCATAGCTTGTGTTCTCCCGGTTCTCGGTGACGAACGACGAAATGCACGCCTGCCTCGAAGCCCTTTGCTTCGAGGTCTCTAGCCATCTCTGGCGTCATCGACATCGGGCGGCCTGCATCCATCAGGCGCTTCATTCGCGCCTTGTGGAACGGAACATCCTTGTCCGTGAACCGGTGCCCCTTGGGCGTGGTGCGCGGGCCGACTGTCATGACCAAATCTTCGCGGCGATGCAGAAGGCGATGCCAGCGACGAGCAAGTTACCAGCGATAGCCGAGCCGACTTGATAGACGGTGCGCTCGCCCGGCTTGAAGATCGGCAGCGTCGAGTACACGACGTGCAGCGAGCCGAACGCCCAGAACGGGAGCGATGCGATTTGCCAAGCGGTGAGCATTTAGCGTTCCTTTGTTTTGATCGACGAGACAGGATGCCATCGCCGTTTGATGTTGTGATCCATCGTAAAGCAAATTCCGTGCATGTCGTCAAGCTTCAGCGCGAGCACGGTCCCGGAAGCTTTGTTGAAAAGCGTCACGTCCTTGCCGATGAGGTCGCGCTCGGCGTGGTGAAACCAATCTAGGATGCGCATCGTTGCGCTCTCGTAAACGTGGCTCATCAGTCCCTCACTCCTCCGGAAATAAATCCTCCAGCTACAAGCGCGGCGTGCATCGCGGCGCGACCGCGCCAGAGATCGAGCATGTCGTTCGCGTCATCTTGGTCCCGTGCGGCGGGCAAATCGCGAATGGTCTGCTCGTCTTCAGAGATCAGCGTGCCGTCTTTGCTGTCGTTGCGCACGAGTTCGTAACCACTCTTGTCGATCTTGCGGCGCGCGCACCAGCGTTCAGTTTCGCTCTGATATGCGACATCCATTCGGTCGAGCTTGCTCTCGGCGATTTGCGATCTAGGCACGATCCATCTCCTCTGTCACATGGGCGTAATATTCGAGAAAGTATAGCGCGGCAAGACTGATCACAAGGCCGAGCACGCCCTCGGCGGGGCCGATCTTCCCGGTCATGAACCAGAACGATGGTGAGCCCATCAAGGTCATGGCCGAGTAGAAGGTCAGCACGTCACAGGCTTGCAACGGGTTCACAGTGCGAGCCCCAGCGCGATCACGACGAGCACGGCAGCGACCGCCATCCAAAACTGGGCGCGGCCCGCCATGCGCTCGGTCTCGCCCTGCATCTGCATCAGCATCATGCGACGCTCATGTCGTGATTGCTGCTCTTCGAACTCGGCTTCGGTCATGACGATTTCCTCAGCTTTGACTTCGCCGCCACTGGCGATTGCCACTGGTGAAGCACACGACGATGAAGGCGAACACGCTCGCAACGAAAGAGTAGGTCGCCTCGGGCCGTGAGGACGGGATGAAGATCGCAGCCGCCAAACTGAGCGGTGCCATCACCATGCAGAAGCGGGCGAGATACTTCTCACGCTGGCGCAGGATGCGCTCATGCGCTTCGCCGACCGTGGGAAATCGCGGAGAGATGCGGTAGGGGCTGTCGCCGTGAACGCCCTCGCCAGCATAAACCCCGTGAACCTTCAGCGCCCCGGTGTCGAAGTGCGCCGCGTGTCGTGCCTTCTTGATCCGTGCCTGCTCTTCGAGCGGCAGCCGGGCGCGCATCTCATCGTCCTTGAAATATCCGACAGGCATCACGAACGGCCCCTCATTGGGGCTGAGCGGCCCCTTGCGATATTCGTTGTAGCCGGTGATCGAGCCATTGGCAACGATGCCCGGCTTGAACTCAGCATTGTGGAAAGCGCCGCGTGTGATTTCGTCTCGGTCAGTCATCGCGCCAAAACTCCTAAGAGGACAGCGACCGTCATGGCCGCAGGGATGAGAAGGAAAACAGCGAGGGGCATAATCAGTCCTGCGCAGTCAACCGGTTGCCAACGAGCCTCACGTAGCGACGCGGTCGCCCATCCGGGAACGTCGCGGACTTCGTGTCATACTCGCCTTTCCAGTAGTGCTTCGCGCAATACTGTCCATCGCGATCACGATCGACGACTTGGAAAGCGTCATCGTCGCTGAGCCGAACAGAAACGCCCTGCCCGACAACTTGAATGCATTTAGCCACTTCACTTGCTCCTGCAAATTGGCGCATCACGCGCGGTTGAATGTAAGACCCAATCGAAGTATCGCTGACCTCCGACGACTACCCAAGGCATCGCCAGCACGAAGACAGTGCAGATGAGCGCGATGATCCCGATGAAGCTGAAAGCGAAACGTGTGCTGCTCATCGGACGTTCACAATCGCAACGAGGCCAGCGATCAGGAACGCGATGCCGCCGAACACGAGAAGCGCCGGGCCAGTGCCGCCGATGGCATAGGTGCCAGCGGTCGCGGCAGCTACGCCGATGAGAGTTAGCGGAGCGACAAGGGACATCAGTTGAACCTCTGCGTGCGCGTCGCGTCGAGCTTGTTCGCGAAACTGCCGGGCCGGTTTCCGCGCGGCATGCGCCGAGGGCTGGGCAACTTCGCGAGTGCTTCGAGGATCGCGGTTAAAATTTTGAGCATCAGTGCCTCTCGAAATAAAGCTGGGCGTAACGAGCGAAGTCGGTCAGGCTCGCATACTCCGAAGCAAACGCTTCGTAATAGTGGCCATCGCTTTCGCGGGTCGCTATGTAGGTCGCGGGGTTCTTGGGCCAGCCCGCAACGAAGTTGCGGTCCGGAAGAGAACTAATGCTGAGTTCGTGTGCCATCGTCAATCCCATGGGTTGCTCGGTTCGGGGTCCGGTGTACCAGACGCATCGGCGGTGTCAACGACAATCGCAGGCGTGGTTAACGAAGCGTCGCCGGGCCGCGTCCAGCCCTCGGCTAAAAGCTCGTCGTAGCGGTCCTCGTCGATTTCCTCGCACAAGCCATCACTGTCGGCCTCTTCGCCGTTAGTCATGAACACGCATTCGCTTTCCGGGTGACACCAGAACCGCAGACGAAAGGTGTCGGCGATCACGTGCGCGTCGGCCTCTTCGACGCTGCGGAAAACAGTCGTCGCGCTGAGGTCGCGGCGGTCGAGCCGCTTGCCATGCTGGATTGCTCGCGCGCACGCAACGCATCCGCTGTTCTTGACATAGCGCTCGGTCGTCCCGCACTTCTCGTGCACCGCGCCCTTGTATGTCTTGTCGCCGCAGACGATCGCCGCCTCGCGGTCGAGATTGATTGGCCTACCTGTCATTGATGAGTTTCCTTATCTCGTTTGCGTTCACTTTCCATCCGACCACGCGCGGTCCTCCGCGACGAACGCGGCCCTGTGCCGGGTACTCGCAGAGAACCGTGATGCCCGGCTCCTTGCTGTAGTCGCATCCGAGCGGGACGCTGGAGCGCGTCTCGAAGTCGATCGTGATCTGTTTCATAGTTTGAAATCCCAGAAAAATTTGACAGGGAACGAGCCGTCGTCGCGGGCTCGCATGAAGTCGCCGCCCACTTGGCATCGCCGCCCCTTGGCGTCAATGCAGATTGCGCGGATCACTCCGCCGGTTGTGTCGGTCGGGCAAATGCGCTCGCCGATCGCGCGGCTCGCCCGGCAAACCCAGTCGTCGAAAGTTTTGAACTCGCCCTTGAAGTCTGGCCTCATCGCTTGGTCCTCGGTGAGGTTGGTAAAAGCTCGTTGCGGATGTAGAATTTCATATCGACGCCTTCCTTCTTCGCCGCGTCATACAGCCATTTCGGAAGCACGACGCGCTGATCGATGGTCGCGGGCTGATCGAACTTATCAAAGGCTCGCTTCATCTCGGCGATCGTGATTGTGCTCGCACGCGGCGCGCAACTCTTGCACTGTGTCTTGCAGTGC